TTTGATTTTGGCCATGGCGACGGGTCTGCCGCCGAGGTTGAGCACGAGCATCTTGCGCCCGGTCTTGAGGGTTAGGGTGTCGGCCTCGCGGATGGCCTTTCGGAGGCGGATGTGGAAGATCCGCGCTTTGATGAATTTGATGAGTTTCTTCATATCGGTCATTATTTAATGGTGTCTATAAGGGGAGAGGGCGCACACGCAGGTGCGCCCGTGCCTACCATATTGTTTCGGAGGTGCGGCGGTGGCCGCAGCGGGGTTCAAAGGTCTTTTTGCGACTGCTTTTTTGAAGCATCCAGATAGCGCCTTCGTCGGCATCGGGACCGTCGTCGTGGGCACTGGCTCCTTTCTCGAAGGCAAGGGTTTGTTCCAACCCTACTTTCATGTCAGGGTCGTCTTCCTTATCCTTGTTGTAATAGACAAAACCACGCTCCCACAGGGGCGAAACCGCTTCAATGCGCTGGTACTTGTCGGGCTTATCGCGCTTGTCGGCGCGGATGGGCAGCTGGTAGCCGCGCAGGTTGCCTTCTGTTGTGAAATCATCAAGGAGAGTGTCCTGAAGGAAGTTTGCTTCAATATAGTAGTCACAGACCACATTTTCAGGTAAGGATTCATGAAGATCATAAAACCAACGCACCATCTCAGCCACGCTACATTGCCGCACAAAAGCACGGATGTGATGCAGCTCGTTGCCGATCTTGCCCCACATCTTGATGGCCTTGTAGTCGTTTTTGGTGCTACTTTTGAACGATGGGTCGCAGTAGGCAATCAGCTGTTCATATTTGCACAGAGGCGGCAGTTTCTTCCAGCGGATCCAGTCGCAGCGGAACACCGCACCCTCTTTGAGGGGGTTGTTCATATACTCCTTCTCAAATGAGAAGTAGCCTTGGAACAGGCGTTTGTCCTCGATGCGCTCCGGCGTCCAAAGCTCGGGCCACGATGGGTTCCCGTTTTTGTCAACGATGTTGACCTTGGAGACCACTACGTTTGAAATGGCGCAGATGTTGGCCAGCACGCTTGTTTTGGAAATGAGGTTGCCCACCATGATGAAGCGGCCGCCTGCCGCGCCGAAACAACCGAAAAGAGCTTCCTTCACCCATCTGGTGAGTTTGTTCACGCGTCTTTCGTTCTCGCAGAGCTCGTCATCGTCCAAGTCATCGATGACGATGTAGTCGGGACGGTGCTCGCGCTCACGCAGGCCACGCGGCGATTGTCCGCGACCGAGGGCGGTGAAGGAGCATCCGTCGGTGGTGACGAACTCGCCGTCCATCCATTTGCCGGCGTTGTACTGCGGTCCGAAGTCGTGGATGTAGCGCTTGTTATACTGCAGTTCCGCCTGAAGGTCGCCCAGCAGCTGCTTGGCATTGTCCTCGCTTTTGCCGACCAGTACCATGGTGTTGATTTCCCGTTTTTTCTGGCATTTGAGCCACAGGGGGATGAACACGTCCATGTGGGTGGATTTGGCGTGGCCGCGTGCCCATTGGAAGACCGCCTTCAGGGTGCGGTTATCGCGGATCTGCTTCGCGGCCTTGATGTGGAACGGTGCGCTGGGGACGGGCTTCCCCGTCTCGGCATCGGTACAGTAGTGAGGGAAATAGTACTGGACAAAAAAGGCATAGTCCTTCCTGGCACGCTCCACACGCTTGAGCTGCGCCGCCTTGGTTTCGGCGGCGTTGACGGTGGACATGTTCTGTATGGTGATGCAGAGCTGTTTCCACCGCGCAAGGGCTTCTTTCTGTCCGGGGACTGTTGCCATGGCTAACGGGGTTCAATGGTGGTGGCGTTGAGCTGCTCGCCGATGAACATGTCCTGGTAGCGGTTCATGGCCTTCACCAGTTCGGGGGTGAGTTCAGGGTCAAGTTCCATGCGATAGACCAGCCATTTGTTGTAGGCCGAGAAGACCTCGATGACGGTGACCACGTTGGTCTGTTTGTCGAGTTTCTCAATGGCGGCGGTGGCCTTCACCATTTCGTCGGCGGTCCATTCGCCGGACTCCAGCTTGTCGTTGATCTGACTGAGCATCTTGGCCACGAGTTCGCGGCGTGTGATGACCTTGGCGGCCCTGAGCTGCTCCCAGGATTCGGCTTTCACCCACTTGTTGACAGTGACTGCCGACACGCCGATTTTCTCGGCGATTTGCTTCTGCGGCTCGCCGTTGAAGTAATACAGGCGGGCCAGCTCTTTTTTCTCTTTCGATTCTTTCTTGTTCATCTCTTCTTTGGTGTTTAATGTCGGTTGCCGCCGGCCCGCAACAAAGCGCCGCCGTCCCCGCGAGGGGCAAAACCGGCGCAAAAATACAGCGTTCAGAAATTCATTATTCCTTTTATACAAATGATGTAACAGCCTGATAACAAAATCGGTATGTTTCCGAAAAATGTGGAAAAACCTATATATTTTTGCCGCCTGATTCACAAAAACCAAACCATATAATTATGAAAAAGTAAGCGAAATGGCAAAAGAGAACGACATCAAGAAGAAGACGTTCGTGCTGTCGGACGAGAGCGTGAACAGCTACGGGTTCCGGGTGCTGACGGACGGCATCGCGTTAGACAACTTCAAGAAGAACCCGGTGATGCTGTGGAACCACACGCGCACCTGGACCGACCGCGACAACGCTATGCTGCCCATCGGGCGGTGGAACAACGTGCGCGTGGAGGACGGGCGGCTGCTGGCGGACGCGGAGTTCGACATGGACGACCCGTTTGCCGCGAAGATCGCCCGCAAAGTGGAGAAAGGCATCCTCAACATGTGCAGCATCGGCATCGTGGTGGTGGAGGACAGCGAGGATCCCGAGTTCCTTGTGAAGGGGCAGACCCGCCGCACGGTGACGAAGTGCAGGCTGCGCGAGGCGAGTGTGGTGGACATCGGGGCGAACGCCAACGCCGTGGTGTTGTATGACACCGACGGCAACATTGTGGAATTGAACGCCGACGGCGGCTGCGCCGTGGCACTTATTAACCAACCTAAATCACAAGAAATGGACTTAAAGAAGATTGCATTGCAACTGGGCCTGAGCGAAACCGCCACCGAGGCGGAAGTGGAGGCCCGCATCGCGGAACTGAACGCCAAGCCCGAAAAGACGGAGCAGCCGGCGGAGGTTCAGCAGCTGAAGGACCGCATCGCGGCCTTGGAGAACGAGAAACAGCAGGTCGAAGACCGCCGCATCACGGAACTGGTTGACCAGGCCGTGTCCGAACAGCGCATCACCGCCGACAAGAAGAACCACTTTGTGGAGCTCGGCAAGAAGGTGGGCAGTGCGGAACTGAAGGCCACCCTGGACTGCATGAACCCGGCGGTGAAGCCCACGGACTTCATCGGCAAGGGCGCATCCGTCCCGGCGGACAAGAAGTTCTCCGAAATGTCCGAAAGCGACCTGAAGGAGCTCCGCGAGAATGACCCGGCGGCCTACGCCACCCTGTACGAAAAAGAGTTCGGATTCATGCCGGACATGGACTAACCTATTATTAACCAAATTTGAAACGACAATGAAAAGGATTTTCATGATTATCGGGCTGCTCGCGGCTGTGCTGTTCAACAGCATCACGGGCAGCGTGTTGGCATCCACGGTGGATGTGTCGCCCTTGGTCGGCGCCGCCGTGATGAACGGTGTGGCCGCCATCGCCGGCAGCCAGATCCCCGCCGGAGCCCTGGGCGAGGGGTTATATACCGAAGTGTGGACGGGCTACTTGGTGAAAGCCATGCGCACCGCCGCCGAAAAACTGGGCTGGTACAGTCAGATCAAGAGTTTCGACCAATATGCCGAAAACGATGTTATCCATCTGGTGCATATCGGAGTTGATCCCACCGTGCTTATCAACAACACCACCTATCCGTTGCAGATCGAAACACTGGAAGATGCCGACAAAGCCGTCTCCCTGGACAAATACCAGACGCGCCCGACGGTCATCACCGACGATGAGCTATACGCGCTGAGCTATGACAAGATTGCCTCCGTGATCGAGCGTCACCGCGAAGCTTTGGACGAAACCAAGTACAAGAAGGCCATCCACGCCATCGCCCCGGGAAGCAACGGCGCAAAAACGCCGGTGATTCTGACCACGGGTGAAACCACAGGCGACGGTACGCGCAAGATGATCACCCGCAAGGACATCATCTCGATGAAGAAGAGATTCGACGACATGCGAGTGCCGCTGAGCGGACGTATCCTCGTGCTGTGCAACGACCACGTGAACGATCTGTTGGAGAGCGACCAGAAGTTTGCCGACCAGTATTATAACTATACCAGCGGCAAGATTTCCAACATGTACGGTTTCGAGGTCTATGAGTACAACGAATGCCCCTATTACGATGCCACCACCCTGCAGAAGGTTGCCTACGGCGGCAGCACTACCGGCAAACAGCACGCCAGTGTGGCGTTCTACGCGCCGCGCATGATGCGGGCCAACGGCACTACCAAGACCTACATGAGCGAGGCCAAGAACGATCCGCAGAACCAACAGAACTTAGTGAACTTCAGAACCTACAGCATCTGCCTTCCTATGAAGGAAGAGTGCATCGGCGCGATTGTGAGCGGCAATCCGGAGGGAGGCTCCGCCACCACTGGCGAGACCGTGACCCCTGCCATCAGCGCGACCAATTTGGCGCAGTTCACCAAGAACGGCGGCACCAAGCATTCTGCGGTGACGGCCACGGGCGAATGGACAGCGGTCAACGATGACGAAAACGACGACTGGTTCACGGTTGAGAAGGTGGACGACAACACGGTGTGCGTGGTATGTTCCGCCAACAACGCAAGCGAGGCCCCGGCACGCTCCGGATCCTTCACGGTTGCGCTGACCAGCGACGCCACGGTGAAACAGGTTGTGGAAGTGACGCAGGCCGCCAACGCATAGTAACGAACAAACACGCATATCATGCCTACACCGAGAGGAATACGGAACAACAACCCGCTGAACATCCGGCACAGCCGGGACCGCTTCCAAGGCGAAGTGGTCCCGAGCCGTGACGGGGCGTTCAAGCAGTTCAGCAGCATGGCTTACGGCTACCGCGCCGCGTTCGTGACTCTGGCCACCTACCTGGCCCACGGACGCAACACGGTGGAGAAGATTATCCGCGCGTGGGCGCCTCCCACAGAGAACAACACCGAGGGCTACATCGCCCACGTGGTGCAACGCAGTGGCGTGGGACGCAACAAGGTGCTCACGGCGGAATCTGGCGGCGACTACCGCAAGATAGTGGCCGCCATGAGCCACTGCGAGAACGGCGTGCCGGCCAACATGGCCGACGTGGAGGCAGGGTTCCGGATGCAGACGCGAATCAGGAATTAAGAATGTAGAATGAAGAATGTAGAATGGAAACGACAGGCATTGTAGGGATTGTTTCGCTGGTGCTCAACTTGGTGCTGGGCGGCGGGCTCATTGTGACACTGGTCACGATCCGCAGCCTGAAGACCAAAGCCGAGGAGGAGGCCAAGAGCCTTGCCATCGACAATGATCGGAAAGTGAGCGAGCTGGTGAACGAGTATTTCGTAGAGCCCTTGAAAAAGGACATCACCTCGCTGCGCCGGCAGGTGTCGCGCTTGACGCGGGCAATCGAGAAGATCCCGTCGTGCCCCCATTCCGCAGACTGCCCGGTGAAGAATGAACTGGATGATACGAAAAACGACGAACAATGATTAAGACTATAGTGAAATGGATTGTGTGGGCTGTGCTGGCAGCCGCGACCGCCGTTGCCACCACAACAGCAATCCTTGAGGGAAACCATCGGCGGTCACTTGAAAAACAAGTGAAAGAGCAGTCGGAGATTATCGACAGCCTCCTGCACCGCGACCAGCCGCTATTTGACGTGAAGCTGTATGTGACCGACAAATCCCGGAATACCATCTACGGACGCTACAACAAGGGCAACATCTGGATGCCGCAGGAGCGGCGGTACATTCTGGAGGTGGATAGCGTGAATATGCGGGTTAAAAAATAAGAATTATGGCTAAAAAAAAGCAAACAGAGAAAGATGTGCAGCAGGCGGATGTCACTTTCCGAGACGGGAAATGGGTGACTTCGGACGGACTGTGCTTCAACACGGCGGACAAAGCGTGGCGGCACGCCGCCGAGATTGCGCCGCCGGAAAATAATAATGTAGAAATTCCCATTAAAACCGAAACATTATGAGCAAACTGAATGACATTGCGTTTCAGAAAACCAACGGAGGACTCGGACGCAACGCGGGTTCGGACGATGTAATCAGCGGCTTGCTGATGTATCTCCCCGAACTGGCTGAGAGCGATCTGATGAGTGCGAGCAACAACCGGCAGTTTGAGAAGGTGGAGAATGCCGACGGCACCACGAACCACCATCTGTATGTGGCAAAACTTCGCTACAAAGAAGAGCTGGCCGACTTTGGGTTGCAGTATCAAGATCTTTCGATGAAGGCGGCGGACTATACCGCATCCTCGGAACCGGATGAATTAAAGAAGGCTGCCGCAATTAACGCACTGGTGTATCATGCGACCAAATTCTTTGAGATGAACGAGAACGGTATATTGTTCCTTGGCGTGAAGGTTGTTGCCAGCAGCTACGTTAAGGGAGCGGATCTCAAGGCTTTGCAAGTGTTCGCCAATGGCGAAATCCGCCAGTGCGGTGTATTCACCCCGACGCTTACCCCCGGTACCGGCAACGCAGCCACGGAGATTGTGGAGTACCAGAACGCCCTTGCCAGCGACATCGACACCGACTGCCTTGAGGCCGTCCACACGCCGATGAGCTGTGTGGTGACTGCAGCCGGAAAAACGGTGACTGTTACGGTGAGCGGTACCGACATGGTTGAGACCCCGATGGCTGTCTCCAACCTGACAAAGGCGAAACTGACTTCCACGGCCGGCTCGGACGGATTCACCGACGACGGACGCTGCAACGTGTCGCTGCTTGTGGGCTGCGACCTTGACGCAACCCTAGTGAAGAACCTGGGCCAGTACGCCTACTACGGTTGTATCGGCGCGTGCCTTGGCGCATTGAGCAAGGCGAGTGTGCATGAGAGTATCGCATGGGTGGGCAAGTTCCCGCTTGGACTGAAAGCCCCCGGACTTATCAGCGGCGAGCTGATCAAGGAGGTCTCGACTGCAGACAAGGAGAAAATCCACGGCAACCGCTACCTCTTTGTGATTACCCACGCGGGCGATGCGGACAACTACTTCAACGACAGCCACACGCTGGATGTCGATTCTTCTGACTATGCCTACATTGAGAACGTGCGCACGATTGACAAGGCGTGCCGTGGCATACGCGGCAAGTTGCTTCCCTGGCTGAACTCGCCCCTGCAGGTGGATCCGAGCAGCGGCCACGTGGATAGCGGCATGGTGTCGTTCCTCGAAACCACGGCCGGCGAGGCCCTGGAGGAGATGGAAAAGGCCGGCGAGATCAGCGGCTACAAGGTGGAGATTGACCCGGAGCAGAACGTGTTGACCACCTCTGAACTTGAAATCGTGGTGAAGAAGGTTCCCGTGGGCGTGATGCGCAAAATGACGGTGAAGATCGGCTACACCACCTCTCTGTAATCAATAACCTAAAATCCAAGAATTATGAACGGACTCAGATATAATTCGATGATCAACGGGGTGGTCCACTCCTGGAGCAGTGTGCAGGTGATCATGGGCGGTGTTCTGGTGACGGGCATCAACAAGATCAACTACGACAGAAAGCAGAACAAGGAGGCCATCTACGGCGCCGGGCAGAACCCTGTGGGCAAAGGCTACGGCAAGATTGAGAACAAATGCACCATCGGACTCCTCCGCGAGGAGGTTGAGGCCATGCGCGCCGCCTCCCCCACTGGGAATCTGGCCGACCTCGCGCCCTTCAACATCATTGTGCAGTACCTCCCTGTGAACGGCCAGAAAAAGGTCACGCACCGCATCTTAGGCGCGGAGTTCACCAACGATGGCGGCGACCTGAACGAGGGTGACACCAGCGACTACAATGAGTATGAACTGCTCGTGAGCGAAATCCGATATAAATAACCCCGGCGTAGAGACGCAAAATTTTGCGTCTCTACCATACGAAATCAGATACCATTAACCCCAATGTAGAGACGTGCCATGGCGCGTCTCTACATAACCCCAAAAACCGAAACGATTATGGCAAAAACCGAATTGAAAGGCCAGGCGACGGCGGCCGAAATTGCCGTCTGGAAACGCGAACACGGGGAAGTCTATCAGGTGACTGTGGACGGCTCCACGTGCTACCTGAAGAAACCCGACCGCACCACGCTGAAGATGGTGACTGCGGTGGGCGGCAGCGACCCGGTGCGGGCCAACGAGGTGCTGCTTGAGAACTGCTGGCTTGGCGGCGACGAAAGCGTGAAGACCGACGATGAGAAATTCTTCGGGGTGAGCGCAAAGTTGGCCGAGCTGGTGACTGTCAAGGAGGCCGAGCTAAAAAAGCTCTAAAGGCCGCCCGAGACAGGGTGAAGCGCGACGGCCTTGCGATGATGGACTGGCAGCTGCGCTACCACTACCACATCGACCCGGACACGCTGACCGACACCCAGTGGGCGGAGGCGGTGGCCGCACTCAACAAGATCCGCAAGGAAGAGGCAGGGAAAAGGGGTTAGGAATGAGGGCTTATGCTCCGAAGATGGACTTCCAGAACATCCGTTCTCTGACTGCGTGTATGTAGGCTTTTTCAGCCTTGAGACGCTTCTTTTCAGCCTTTTTTTTCGCCTTCTGCTCATTCCATAGTTGAGCATTCCGCTTCCAACGCTCCACCGTGGCCTCATCGGCGCGGTAGCGCACCACAGCGGCAGCAAAGCATCCGAAAGCGAACGCCAAAGCAACCAGAACCGATATGACAGATGCGATATTCATCGCGGCAAAGATACAAAAATAATCAATGGCAACCAACAACACGGTAAATTTCACCATCAATCTCAACGGCAACGCCTACAATGGTGTTGTGCAGTTGAGTAATGCCGTTGTGGGTCAGTTGAATCCTGCATTGGAGGTGTCGCAATCCCTCTTCGGCAAGATAGGCACGGCCTGTATGAAGCTTGATGCTATTTTCAATGTTGTGGGCCGCACCGTCGGCCGTGTTGTGGGGAAGCTGTCGGAGTTTGAGCAGGCGGGTCGCGCACAGGCGGAGGCAGAGACGAAGCTGGCGCAGGTGATGCGCAACACCATGGGCGACGACATTGTGCGCCGTTACGGCAACGTTGAAGCGGCGTTGAAGCGGCATCGCGAGGCCGTTGAAAACCTGTCGCTGTCGTTCAAGGAACTGCCCGGGAAGGTGGAGATTCCCGTCGGGGTGAAGCCCGGCGCGGACAGTGCCGGAGATATGGCCGGGGTGTTCGACAATATCCGCAGGTCGGCGGAGAAAGCCAACCGCAGCGTGAATGTGGGCATCCAACTGAAACCCGAAGTGACCGGCGAGAAGGAGGTGGCCAACGCCTTCGACCGCATACGGCACATTCCCGTTCCGGATGACCGCGAGGTGAGGATAGACCTTAACATGAGGCCCGAAATCACCGGCATGAAAGACATGGCCGAAGCCTTTAAAGGTATCCGCGAGAAAGCGATGGCCGCCAACCGCACTGTGGACGTGGGCGTGAAGCTGAAGACCACGGTGGAGGGCGAGAAGGAGATGCTGAAGACGTTCGACCGCGTGCGCAGCCTCACCGACAATGCTCCCAAGGGCGTTGACATGGGCTTCGACTTGCGGCCTGTGGTCCATGGTGAGAAGGATGTGACAAACGCGATGGAGCGGATCCGCAACCTCGGCAAACCGATGGACGTGAAAGTTCCAGTGGAAATCCAGACGGCGGTGACAGTAGACAACGCATTTGAAACAGCCATGGAGCGCATCCGAAAACTGTCCGCCGACCAGCAAAGCAAGGGCGTGATCGGCGACGAGATCCAGATTGCCGGGGCGCAAGAACTTTCCACCTATCTCACCAAACTCTCGTCGTTAGAGAAACTTATTCCCGTGATGAACGATATGGTGGCCCAGCAATACGGTTTCAACGCATCGCAGGAAAGTGCGGTGGGCATAGCCACCATGATGGGAAAAGTGATGGACGGACAGGTCGGTGCATTGAGCCGCTACGGATATAAATTCGACGAAGCACAAGAAAAAATCCTGAAATTCGGTACGGAAGAGCAGCGGGTAGCGACATTGGTGGAAGTAGTGAGCAGCGCGGTAGGCGGCGTAAACGAGGCATTGGCCAACACCCCGGAGGGGCGCGTGGTGCAGCTCGGCGACGCCTACGGCGACCTTCAGGAACGCTTGGGCGGGCTGTGGGCCAACCTCAAAGATTCGCTCTATCCTGTGTTCGACACTCTGATCCAACGCGCCGACGGCCTCATTGATGTGATTGAGGTGAAGATGGGCGCTGTGAAGGAATGGATTGCCGGTGCGGTGGAGTGGCTCTCGGGCGTGTGGAACAGCGTGAAGGAGCCGGTAATGAACACCGTGACAAGACTATGGGGTTCGCTGAAGACCATTGTGGGCAACCTCGTGGGCACCATCACGGGCATTGTGCGCAGCCACAGTACGGTGATACGCGGCATACTGGGTATCATCGGTTGGTCAATACGCACCGTGGGCAAGGTGCTGGCGTGGCTGTCGGGAGTGGTGACGGGGATTGTGAACTTCGCGAGCGGTATCGCCCCGATTATCCTGGGCATTGCCGCTGCATTGGGTGTGTTGACCCTCGCCACCAAAGTTCAGGCTATTGAAACAGCCATACTGTCTAAGGCGACGGCATTTGGCACAGCCATCGGTAAAATATACGCGGGGATTCAGTTGTTCATCAACGCGGTGATGGCAGCCAACCCTGTTTTCCTAATTATCGCAGCCGTGGTAGCCCTCATCGGTGTAATCGTGTTTCTCGCCATCAAGGTGAAGGGCTGGGGTACGCTGTGGGACGCGGTGGTGAACTTCGCCAAGTATTCGTTCTTGGCATACGTAGAGACCATTAAGTTGGCATGGACCACCATGATAAACGGTCTGATGATGGGCCTTGACAAAATCAAGGAGGCATGGTACAAGTTCCGTAAGGCGGTAGGTATCGGTGACGAGGCCGAGAACGATGCGGCATTGGCAAAGATTGCCCAGGATGTGAAAGCCCGGCAGCAGAAGATTGCCGAAGGTTCCGACAAAGTGAAACAATACGCGCAAGCGGCCGTCGACTCTTGGAAAGGCGTTCACCTGGAATGGGATAAAAACGTGACGACAAAGGGGGTTGTGGGCAAGTTAAAAGCGGAACTGGGCATCACCGACCAGAGCGCGGTGACGAACATCGTGAACGACCAGAGCACTGGCGACACGGAATTGAACAGCGAGCTGTCGGACGCCTCCACCAAGATTTCGAGCGGCGGCAAGAACATCAAGAATATCAACATCACCATCAACGACGGGCTGGTACACGGGGTGCAGAACTATTTCAATAGCAGCGACGACAGTCCGGACACGGCCTCCGACTTCATGTGGCGGTTGGCCAATGCACTGCAGCTCGTTGTGAACGACGTAAACTACGACTGATATGGGAGCGATAGTGATACATATACCGGGGCAGAGTGAGCGGCAGGCGCGGTTTGCAGCGGCCAACATGGCCAGCGCGGTTGAGCAGGCGGGCAGGACGCAAGGTATGTCGTGGGCGCGATACGGATGGTATCAGGCTGCCTTGGGCTCCGCCCCCATTGTGTTCGACTACTACACCGACCGGCTGCGCACCGACGGCTCCCAGTACGACAACAACCTGCTTCTGCGCACCGCCGACATGGGAACGGTGATTGAAATCATCGACGCCCGCATCGATGTGACCCATGCCAACACCATCAAAAATACCGCTGTAACGGGTAGGGCAGGCACTGTAAAGGAACTGATTCAGAAGAAAGACTACGCCATATCCGTGAAAGGAAATCTCGTTGGGGAGCGAAACAAGTTCCCTTACGAGGCGCTTCATGAACTGGAAATCATACTGAACGAGGAAAAGAGTTTCGAGGCCAAGAGCGTGCTGTTAGAGTCGTTCGGTATAGACTGGGTGGTGTTGAAAGAAGCAAAATTCAGTCAGCAAGAGCTGAAGTACTTCAACACCCTGCCGTTTACGCTGGAATTTGACAGCGACTTTACATATAACTTTTTAGTAGAGGAGGAATAATGAAAGAATTTCACTTCATACCCGGCCAATTGTTGACGAAGCGGACTTTCAGGTCTTCCCAATTGTCCACTATCTGTATGGTAAAGTCAGGCCAGTTGTCAACGAACTTCCATTTGCCGCACTCATCCGCCCAGTTATCCACGACCTTGACACTGATGTCCTGCCAGTTTTCCACGACCTTGACTTTGAGATCCGCGCCGGACGATACGATTTTAACCCTGCCATACAGTTTGATGCCTTTGCAGGTGCAATCCTCAAAAGTGGTGTCTGACTTTACCAAAACGCTGTCAGGCTCGGCAGCGTAGAGAAACGAGCCGAACAGAACGATTAAGAACGAGAATATCAAACGTTTCATAATAATAATAATATAGAAGACTTACGATGCTGACCTTGAAATGCCAGATAGAAATCCGCAGCAAACATACGAAAAAAATCGTACGGTTTGACTATGCGAACAGCATTGAGGTTAAAACATCGTGTAACAGCCTGACGGACACGGCGGTGCTGAAGTTGCCGCGCAAGATGGGATGGCACGGGAAGCCGCTGACCGACTTCGTGGGCCGCAACGACAGCATCACCATCCGGGCAGGCTACACGGAACACGGCCTTGAAACGCTGTTCCAAGGCTATGTGAAGGACGTTGAAAACGGGCGGCCGGTGGAGATCACGTGCGAGAACGAGATGCGCCGCCTAAAGGGGATTACCGTGGAACCGGAGATCATCCCTAACTTCGACATCCGCTCCTTCATGAGCCGTTACGCCCCGGACATCCGAGTGTCCGGACCCGCCAAGATGGACTTCGGCACGGTGACGGTGGAGCGGCAGAGCCTCGCACACTTCCTTGACGAGCTCACAAGCAAGTTCAAGTGGTTCCGGGCGTTTTTCCGGGACGGCGTGTTTGTGGCTCTCTTTGACCCGGACGCGCTGGATGACGTGAAGGTCATCTCCCTCGATCCCACTCGGAACATCATCAGCGACTCGCTGAAATACACCCTTGCCGAGGATGTGAAGGTGTGCGTGAAGGCCACCTCGATCCAGGAGGACAACACCAAGATCGAGGTGACGGTTCCGGTGGAGGCGAAGGCCAACCCGTCGGAGTATGAGCAGCGGCATTTCCTGCTTCCTGGCTACACGGACGCGGCCTCGCTGAAAGAGGCGGCGGAGAAAACCCTTGCGGAATACAAGACCGACAAAATGGAAGGCACGCTGACCCTGTTCGGGATTCCTTATGTGCGCAAGGGCGACGTGGTGCGGCTGACCGACAAAGACCGCCCCGAACGCGACGGCAAGCAGTTCCGAGTGGACGGAGTGACCTACAGTTTCGGCACTGGCGGCTACAGGCAGGAGGTGACATTGGGCAAACGAATTGGCATTTGATAATTGATTATGGACGATATACACAAGATAAAGGAGTGCTTGCGGGAGCTTGCTGGTTTTGCGCCGATCGAGACAGAGGTGGCGAAGGTCCTTTCCGTGGATGGTGCGGCGTGCAAGGTTTCCCGTGTGCGCGACAGCATGGTGATTGACAAGGTACGTCTGAACGCCATCACCACCTCCGACAAGGGGGTGGTGGTGGTGCCGAAGACGGGGACGTATGTCCTGGTTACCCGGATGGGCGAGAACGGCTGGTTCGTGAGCCAGTGCGGCGAGGCGGAACGCATCACTATAGATGCGGGGACTGAAATTGTGATCAACGGCGGTGGATATGGTGGTCTGATTAAGATTGACAACCTTGTGGAGGAGCTGAACCGGCTGGTGCAGACGTTCAACTCCCACACCCACGTGGTACCGAACGGAACATCCAATACACCTTCAACCGCTGCGAGCAGTTTCAGCACCAGCACTCTTGAAAACACCAAAATCACACACGGAGAAAGATGAACGGCATACTGGTAGACGATAACGGCGACATGGAAATCACCGGCGGCACGGTGCAGATCGGGGATGTGCGGGAGCAGTGCGCCCGGCACCTGATCGCGGCCTGGACGGGCGAGTACAAGCACGCGCCCGCGTTGGGCGGCAACGTCCGGCGGATGATTGCCGGCGGCCACGACCCGTTCTGGGCGGGGAGGATGAAGGAGCAGCTACGCCAGTGCCACATCGATGTGGAGCGGCTGCAAGTGAAAGGCGACAATGTGGAATTGAGCATTAAGAACTGAGCTATGGCAAGAACGATTAAAGAGATAACGGACGGCATGAAGGTGGACTTCGTGCGCAGCGAAGCCCTGCGGGGACTGTACGGGCTGACCGGCTATGATCCGGACGGTGACGCAGCGGCGCAGGTATTGTACTACGACAGCAAATTCAGCCTGGTAAGTGTGGAGACCTGCATCTTGTATGTGGTGGCCGCGTGCGCCGCCTTTGTGGAGAACCTCTTCGACTGGTTCACGGAGGATGTAGACGAAATCGTCAACAACGACCGCTACGGACACAAGGGCTGGTATGAGAACACTGCCCGGAAATTCCAGTTCACGGACGGTGTGAACTATGGACTGAACATTGACACGGGCGAATACCTGAACGTGGTTGAGAGTGCACGGATTGTGACGCACGCTTCCGCGGAGAGCAAGGGTTTCGGCGTAAAATTGAAAGTGGCCAAGGGAGCGACGGGCTCGCTGTCACCTTTGGATACAGACGAATTGACTGCCTTCGAGACCTACATCAACCGGCTGAAGCCTGCGGGCGTGCCGGTGACGGTGGTGAACCGCAATGCCGACCTGTTAGCATTAGACATGGTGGTGTATTACGATCCGTTAGTCTACACGGAAGCTTCCGCTCTGCAGAAGGTGAAGGACACCGTGACGGCCTACCTTCAGGGCATCGAGTTCAACGGCGAGTTCACCGTGATGGAGATGGTTGACCGCATGCAGTCCGAGGCGGGTATTGACATCGTAGAGGTTCAGGGCGTGCGGGTGAAGCATCAAGGCTACAATTATAAGAACGTGGAATACGGCGGCGGATACCCTTATATTCCGGATTCGGGCTATATGGTACTGGATGATGATATATACCAAGATATTGAATTAAGGGTCAGAAAATAAACGGCTATGGGTGCGTATGATGTGAATTTCAAAAAGTTCGTAGGCGGGTGGCTGCCTGGTGTATTGCGGGGGTCGGTGTTGGAATGGGTGTCGGTGCTCATACAGCCGTTTCAGAGTCTGCATGCCCGTTTCATGGCCTACCGCAAAGAAAAACTGCGGGCCTTGGAATATAACGCCACAACGGTGCGGATGGAAGCGATGCTGAACTACTACCTGCACGACGAACTGGCAGTGAACGCCAACGGGGCACGGATCCTGGTGAGGGACGGCAATGCGGTAATGCCGCTGCTGGTCTATCCGATGGAAGAACACCTTCCCGTGGTGGTGGGGATGCAGCCGATATACCCCAGTGCGCTTTGGGGTGCGGTGCCCTTTGTGGTGAAAATTCCTGCGGTGTTAGAGGGGGACCAGGATGTGTGGAACCGCGTAGACCGGTTAGTTCGGAGGTACAAGCTGCTGGGAACGAAGCATACGATTGAATATTATACATCGTAGAGACGCAAAATTTTTGTTTCCGCAAAACAACAAATAACAACAGAGATATGGAACGATTACTGAACATAGAACGAGAGGGCGGCTTCCCGATGTGTGCGCAAACGCTGCAAGTTCTGAACGACAACAGCGAGATGTTCTCGCAATGGCTGAAGGACGTCCCGCTGAAAAACCGGCAGGCAGTGGTTTTCGGCAACCATTTGTTGGTATGCCAAGGTCTTCAGAAACGATGGGTGAAATTGGGCGTTGTGAGCGCGGCTTCGACAAACCAGTGCAAGTTGGTGTTCCATCCGGCAGTGTGCAACCCCGTTGAAGACAACAACGGCAATACGTATCCGGATGTGTGGATGACGGAAGAGGTGGATATAGTAGATGAAACCTCTCCAAACCTACAATGGACGCTGTTGGGACTGCAGCATGTGTTCGAGCTGAAATTGTGGTACGACTGCCTGCCGTCATTCGAGGCGGGTTTGCCGGGAATGGTATCTGTACTACAGCAGGTGAATCAGTCATCGACGGGTTCGCAACAGCCTCTCCACGGGCTTGACCACATCGTCAGCCTGACTCTTTATAACGAAGGCAACAAGATGGTGGCCAATGACGAGCGGGTTCGGATGAAAGTAGCGCTGCGCTATCAAGGGCGGTCAACGGCACAGCACATGATTCAAATACCGCTGCCATTCGATTGTCCCGACGGAGTGCGGATGGAAGCCGACGTGCAGGATACGGCCAGCGGAACGCACTATCCCATCGAGGTCTATACAGACGGCAGCGCTATGATGGTGTGCGTGGGGCGTTGGCTCCGCAACGAGGGACTAATACCCGCCGGAAGCTATACCGCCAATTGTGACGTCATTATTCGCATAAACAAAGAGGTGGTGTTATGACGGGCAGGGACAGACAAACGGCAGCCGACATGGCCGTGGAACACTGCGGTAGCGCAGAGGCTGTGTTCGCCATTGCTCGACACAACGGGATTTCCGTGGATATGGAAGTGGCGGGTATGGAACTGGCTGATGAACCCATCACAGACCGCCGACTAAAGGATTATATCGCTACAACTGGAGTGAGCCCAGCAGGGATGTTCAAGACCGGAAGCGACGTACTGACCACCGACAACGGCGAAGAGAATGTGGTGACAAACAACGATGAAACGATCATTCAATAGGATTTAAACAGCGATAAAAATTATGAAGTTCAGGGATTTTTTGCTGAAGACGCTGCTGGCGGACACTGACTATCTGGTTGGATATGATGCCGACGGCAAATATATACGGATAAGCAAGGCAGATCTTGCGCAATCGGTGGCGGGAGCGGCTGCAGCGTTGGTTCCGGTGGTGGCGATACAATATTCCGCCGACGGTAGCAACTGGCACGACACTAATACATCCGGTGACAAATATTTCCGGCTGAAAGTAGGTAGCACAGGAGGTGCCGCGCTGAAGGCCGGCATGAGCGCATACGACGTGTGGAAGGCACTGGGCAACAGCGGTTCGGAGGCCGATTTCATCGCATCGCTGAAGGGAGAACCAGGTGCAGGTGCCGACCTCTCATCGCTGCGATTACAGAACATCGACGGTTACACAGAACTCCTGCAGCAGGTGAACAATACGATTGTCCAAGCCAAGATGACCATCATTGAGGAGGTAACCGCCGCCGCTATGAATAATGTGACAGAACAGTTTGAGGATACTCTCGCATCCAAACTCAACGCCGACCTGTCCAACATCGCAGACTCTTCGGTTCTCTCCGACGAAAGCTACATACCTGTAGTCTCGGGCGGCGACTTGAAAAAAGTCAAGATGGAGACGGTGGCCGCATACACGGAGATGAAAAGCATCGCAATTCAGCAGATGGCATCGGCAAAGGGTGCGTCTTCTCAACAGTCGGAATCAAGCGGATCCGCATCGCCATCCTCCTCCGGGGTGTTCGACGTAACTGTCACGACCGATCTCTGGGAGGAAAACGACATTTGGCAGTATGTGGCCATAGTGGAAGACGAAAACGCCGCGAGGCTGCGCTCGGCATTTGCCTCGCCTGCATCGGAAACCTTGCAGGAGTGGAGCGACTGCCCCATCACCTTGGTAGCCATTGAGGACGGGATTTTGGTGTTCGCCAGCCCAAAGGCACTCCCCACCGAATCTATCACCATGAAAGTATATTACACGAAATGAACAGAATGCTTATAGGCAACGGAGGCGTGGAACTGCGTCCCGATAAACGGCGGCATGGTACCACGGAGTACTGGAACACCCGCGTGGGATTCATACCCAAGGCGGGCGAAATCATTGTCTATGACGATGCCATAGAGGAACAGATAGACAACGAGACGGTATACCACCCGAACATCAAGATCGGTACCGGTGACAAATATGTGCAGGATTTGCCATTCCTCGGCCAATACGAAAGTGCGGAACTGCTGGAACGGATAATCCAATTGGAAGAGCTTGTACGAACAATCCAGATACAGTCAGATGCCCACTACACCTACGAATGGCGCACGCTGCAATCCTCTGTGACCGTACAGCACAACCTGCACAAGAAGCCGTCGGTCACCGTGACAGACACTGCCGGAAACGAGCTGTTCTGCGATGTGGTCTACACGGACGACAACAATGTGACATTGACATTCAGCGAACCGGTGCGCGGCACTGCATATTTCAATTAGTAAACTATGAACAGTAATTTGCAATAACAGAAAAAGAACAAGAACAATGGCAAAGAAATTTTTGACAGACCTTGATCTGTCGCAGAATGAACTACTCAATGCGGTGATGCAGAACCTCACCACTGCCCCGCAGAACCCAGTAATGGGCCAACTCTATTACAACACCTCCGACAAGATGATGTACCAGTGGGACGGCACGGCATGGAAAGCCGTCGGAAAGGTCTACACGGACGGGGACGGTATCGTCATTTCGGCGCAAAACGTAGTGTCGGCCGATTTTGCTACCAATGCGGAAGCCACGGCGGGATCCTCTTCGACAAAGGTGATGTCACCGGCACTGGTCAAGGCGGTGATCCAGACGCTTGACGTGACGGGATTCGCGCAGGGTGCGGTGGCCGCAAACGGCAGCACCATTACCATCATGGGACTGAAGGAGGAAGACGGCAAGGTGGTCGCAGACTCCAACAACAATCTGGTCATCAAGATAGACACCTCGCATGGCTACGACGCAACGGACAATCCGTTGGCCACCGTCGGCACGGTGGAGGCGGCAAAGACCGCCTCTGCAGTGACCGTGGAAACGGGCAGCGAGAGTGCGACGAATTTTGTGTCGTACACCGTCAAACAGGGCGGCACAACCGTAGGCACCATCAACATCCCGAAGTTCCTGGTGGTGAAGAGCGGTGCAGTGGTCACCGGTACCTGGAGTGGATCTTCCTTCTCCGAAGACGTCACGCAGCCCGGCAGCGGCACGGGCAAGGCCATCAAGCTGGTACTCAATGACAGCGAGGACGCGGGCACCGCTGACGATGTGCTCTATATCAACGTTGCGGATCTTGTTTCCGCCTATACTGGTGGTGCCGGCATCACCATCACAGCCCAGAACGTCGTGAAGGTGAATATGGTGAGCGAAAGCAACGGCAGTCTGGCCAGCGAAACACCGTCCACTGTAACAGGCAGACAATATCCCGTGGTGCCTGACTCTAACTGGAAACTCTCCGTGAACGTGCCTTGGATTGAGTACACCAACGAAAAACTGGGTCAGGGCTATGGAACCTGCAACACAGAAGAACCAGATACGGATAAAAAGGTCACGCTGTCGAACTACGAATTGGTCAAAGGCGGTGTGGTGGCGGTGAAGTTTACCGACTCCGTGCCCGCAAACTCCACATTGAACATCAACAACAAAGGAGCCAAGGCCATATATTTCTATGGTGCAGCCATCACGGCGAACATCATCAAGCGAGGCAATACAGCCCTGTTTATGTTCGACGGCACCAGATACCACCTGCTCGCTGTTGACCGTCTGCTCAAGGACACCATCATCGATGTCTCGTGGACTGCCGGCAACCACTACGTTGTGCTGAAATTCGCCGACGGCACCACGTCCAACGTCACCATACACCCCACGAACACGGCGTATCCGGCCTCAGGCAACGGCGCGGCGACTCCGACCGGTAACCAGACTCCCTCATTTGGAGGCACCTTCAACGTGCCGCAGGTGGTGACCGACGACTTCGGACACGTCACCGCCCAGAATACGAGGACGGTGACCATACCGAACTCTGAGGCAACCCAGTCGGCTGCCGGCCTTATGTCGGCGGCAGACAAGACAAAACTCGACGGGTTGTCCAATGGCATTCGCCGCTACGAAGTCTCCAATCCCGCGCTGACGTATAACTCCGCGACGGGCACCTGCGTATGGCAGATTGCGGCCTCCTCGATGGGCGGCGGTGACCCTCGCCAAGCGCTCTGCTCGCTGCGCGACAGTTCCGGTAACGAGGTTATTGCCGATGTTGCTTTCTCGCAGACCTACATCACCTACACGTTCAACGCCACCGCCTCGATTGCGGCAGGGGCCTACTCCGCCAACATCCTCATCCCGATAACCGCATAGCGATGAGACACCTTAACGACCAGTACTTCGGCGGAAACCTGCTAAAGGAGGTAGGCACGCCGGTTGAAGGCACCGACGCCGCCAACAAAGCGTATGTGGATGCCGCAGCCAGTGGCGGTGGTATCGCCACCCATGATTTCACACATGTGGCGAATACCACCGTCAATACAGCAACGACCACGATAACATTCGCCGCAAACCAGCGCGGTTCGCAGAAGATTTCCATCAGTGCGGACCTCGGCATAACATTTGTTGTCAACAATGATTCAGACAACTATCTGTGGATTGAAAATACAGGCAGTTCAGAAGTGGACATCACTGTCAATTCAATACAGCGATATACTGCGGGGCTTGGATACAGTTATTTCATGCACGTTACTATGCCCGAAGACGGTATAAGCATACCGGCGGGAAACTCCTGTGAAATCGGCATTATATGCAACTCGGATGGCGTATTTATCACTTTGCTCAGCAAATTGAAGAAATATACGGTAACACTTTAATCAATAAGTTATGGCAAAGAGAAAAGATACAGAACAACAGTATTATTATTTCAAGTGTAGGCTGAACGGAACACCATACGAAATAAAAGTCACAACCTACGAAATCAACACCATATTGAATCGCATATATGTTGAGATGACGCAGGAGCAGCAGGAGTTTTACCTTGCCAATCCCACTGCCACCGTGCAGGAGGTGTGGATCTGCGAACTCACCCCACCATACGTGCCGCCGACACCCGACGTGAGCGAATACGCGGCGCAGAAGGTCAAGGAGTTGCAGGATGCGTGCCTCGCTGTCGTGACGGTCACGACCTTGGAATATGCCATGGCGATGGACAAGACACAGAACATAACCGCCGACAGTTACTACACGCTTGTAGAGGCTCAGCGCGTTGTTAGCAACTTCCGCAACCAATCCAAGCACGCTATGCAGGTGCGCGACACCTACACTCCGCAGATAGAGGCGGCGGCAACCATTGAGGCTATTGATACCATTTACCAACAAGCGATGGAGGCGTTATGAAAGCGAACGTAAAAAACAACAGCAATCTTGCGAACGCCGAGATTCCGGGGAAAAAAGAGGCCAAAGGCGTGGTTTATATCGTGCTGAAGAGCGAAGACCATTACGACGATGTGGTTACCGTGTTCAGCCGTCTTGATGACGCTATGGAATATTGTGCTGGTAAAGAGAGATTTCACATTAACATCTCAAATGTTTTTTGATTATGCCGAAAAGGGAACATACAACACTTCAAAGCGGCGATTTGATAGACTTCCTCAAATCCATCGGATGCATCATATACCTGCCGCTCGCCGAAAACGATTTCCAAGAAAAGATAACGGGCAACTACCTGCAATTCACAGGAAATGGCTCACTGATATGGGATTCAGACCAGCAGATGTATCTGTGTACCACACCATCTTCCACAGGAAGATATGTTGGCTCATTACCATTTCCGTACAATTATTCCGATTTTTCCGAAAACAAGTTTACAAGAATGTGGACTTACAAGCGAAAAACCACGTATGGCAAGTTTTGTAACTTATCATCATTATCAAATAATCCAGATGCATTAACAACTGGTGCTACAACATCACTTACTTTGAATTTATCCAGTTGGGGCAACAACGTTGGAAAACTTTTAATAATTGAAGGAGACCCAAGAGTGGTATATGATAATGAATCTTTTTCTGCTCAAGGTACAGTTTATACTCCAAATCTTCCGTCGAATTGGGCTAACAATGCGAATACAATATACGTAGGGGTTACACCAAATAGCGATTATATGAACAAACAAGTGTATATGCAAGACTGTCTGTTTTTTAACAGGGCTTTAAGCGATTCCGAGATTCAACAATTATATTCCGTGTTATGAGAAGAGAACATATAAAAGAAAAAACAGAACAATCGTATATCGACTGGCTGAAATCATTGGGATGCGTGTTCTATGCACCGTTGAACCAAGAAAATGCTTATAAGGACTTGATAACGGGAATTGATGGTACGGTAGTTAATGCCTCCGGAGTATCCGTAGGTTGGGATTCCACAAAACAGGCATATAAGTTTCATGCTCCCGATGGATATTGTGCAATGATCTGGGCTAATATTAATGGATTGACAGATCAACAAACAAGCCCACCTCCTAAATTCTCGTTAGTATACACCGAAATGATACAATCTGCGCGATACTGGGATGAAGGTTTTGCATTAGGAGGAGTACCATCTACAGGGGGGTACTACTATCGTGAAGACGGGATTTCATGTTCGGCATATTACGGATTACGACCGAGTTATTATAGCGGTACTAATGTGATAACAAATGTATGGAGGAATGCAGCCCTTGTTATGCATGATAATGGACATTCCGATGTTTATATAAATGGAACATATATAGGAGCAGGTCAAGATTGGTATAATACGTCTTCAATGGGATTAAAAAATATAACGATGCTATGTGCGAATAGTTACTGGTATACTAAGAATGCCATGCTTTTTAATACGGATTTAGATTTAACGACAATACGTAAAATACAAGGTTATGAGTAG